AATCACTGAGGACATTGAAAACAATCTCAGTCATCTCAAGGATGCATCATTTAACTCATACAGGAGACACCTGAGCGCAATGTTTAAATGGGGAGCCAAAACAAAACAAGGGTATCATGTTGGCAACATTATTGATGAAATAGAAACAAAACAAAAAACCAAGGTTAAGCCTTTAAATTTAGGAGTTGACCAAGCTCAGCAGTTACTTGATTCCGCTCAATCATTTAGTGGGGGGAGATATTTGCCTTATTATGTTTTAAGTTTATTTTGTGGAATTAGACGCTCAGAGCTCAAGCGGTTAGATCCTGACAACATCAAAGAGGGTCACGTTTATCTGTCAGAAACAAAAACAGGTGAGGACAGATACATCTACCTGATTGGAGAATCTTCTCAGTGGATTGAGTTCTGCAAAGACAAGCCTGTCACCGTTCCTGTTTTTGATCAGCAGAGAAGACTGCTCAAGGTTGCAGGAATAACAAACTGGCAACGCAACATCATGAGGCACACGGCCTGCTCAATGCATTGGGCATATCATCAGGATGAGGGAGCTTTGACCAGTTGGGCAGGGCATAGCATAGAGGTTAATCGTAAGCATTACCGCCATGCAGTGCTAAAGCAGGACGCAATCAAATTCTGGTCACTCAATCCACAAGGGGAGACTGTTGAGCTGTTGCGTCAGGTTGTTTGAAATAATAAACAAAGCGACCTTTCCAAGACTTACGGCCAATCAACCCAGCCCTAAACAATTTAAAGAGCCTATCCTGTGCGCCATATCGGGATAGGTTTTTTAATTCAGCATATTGATGCACCGTGAGAGTGTTGTCAGGCTGAGGATCTCCCTCACTCAATAGCTCCAGAGCCCCATCAAGCTGATCGAGCAGTTTGTTTATGTCATCATCTTCGGGTCCAGCCATGTCTTTGTCCTTTCATCTCGTTTGACAGGCCACACCATCCATGCGCCTGTCTTTGTGTTAATCATGCCAACGAGAAAGCCAACACAATGCTTGAGCCTCCTCCTGTGTGTTCTGTTGTATTCCTGTTTAATCACGCACCCTGCGCCTGACGTGTAGGATTCAGTACGCTCAAGATCATCCATTGCATGATAATCAAAAGAATGTATGTGCCCCGTCAAAGTAGAGCCCCAATGTTGGCAACACACCCGTGCTACATACATTGATGAAACATAGCCATGCCCAATGCGCTTGCCCGGTGCTACCTCCTGCCATCCTGATTCCACATCATACTCAACAGCCTTTATCTTGAGATGATCGACCTCTTTCTCAATGCGCCGCCTTAACATTTGAGCATAATCAACCTCAAGCGATTCCCTGCCTGAGTCAGCCAGCAACCACAAACGATGATCATGATTGCCCCAGCATAAGCGGTGAGGCCTGAGCTTTCTGAGATATGACAGCCCTGCATTGATATCATCCTTGAGGCCTTGGGCGCGTTCAGTAGCGTCACAATTTTTTCTCAGCGGAACGAGATTGAATAAGTCACCCAGATGCCAGCGATGTTTTGGCCTGTGTTCCTCAATCCATTTGAGTGAATACTCTTCAAAGTCTCGATCAATGTGATCACCATGCGTGTCACTGACTGCGATGAATGATTCCCAGCTCATTTGACTCCACACTGTTTGATCAGCCATCTTGAAAACTTTGGGTTATCACGCATCACAGCGATCAGAGCCGTTGCTAACGCCGCCACTGCACGCTCCTCCTCCTCTCTTGCATCGAGGTTCATTGTGGTCCAACAGGCGTGTATGATCTCATGCAGCATGGTGTCAGCCAACGCAGTGGGCTCCTTATGCTTTGCAACTCTGATCTTAGGGTCTTGAGGGGTTTGATGACAAACACCTGCCACACTGTAAGTGTCACACTCCTCCTGAGGTAATAGCTCAACCTTGTAGTCAGTCGAAACAACTTTGATGCGCTTAAAGGGCAAGGGCATGGACAAATATATCACCTCAAGGTGCCGTGCGATATGGGGCAGGCTTTGCTCTTTATCTTTTCAGTTCCTGTGCAATGTTAGTGGGTCGCAGTCTAATGCCCGGACTGCTTCAGTGTTTGGGGCTCATACTTTATGAGCGAGATAACAAACAGCATCAGATCAATCGTCCTCAATGACGTTGAGCAAAAGATTGTCAAACATATAGCACAACTTAAACGGCAATACTTTGAGGGGCACAACATTGGGCCAATCCTTGCAACACCAAGGACAAAGGACAGGCTGAGGCATTACATCGAGGCATGGGGCGCAGAGTATGCGTTCTGTATTCTCCACAATGTTTACCCGCCCACTGAGATCATTGACTTTGATGATTACGATGTGAGCGTGCCTGGAATTGGAGCGGTTGACATCAAGAGCACGCAACGCATGGACGGGCGGCTCATCATTAATCCAAAGAAAGCAAAGAGCAGAGCCAATGGCTTTGCCCTGATGTGTGGAAGCTTCCCCTCATATATTTTCGGGGGTTGGCTTTGGACAAAGGACGCAATCAATCAGAGCAACCTCACTGATCTTGGCTATGGCGAATGCTACGCGATTGAACAAGAGCGACTGAATCGAGATCTGATGATCTGCGTAACTCGTTGAGTATCTGGGTCCTTCCCACGCCTAAAACGTACAACAGGGCCCGAGTTTTATTAATCAAAAGATTTTCAGCTTCTAAGTGCCCAAATGAAAAGAGCCGACAAGGAAACATTAATCAGTCTCAGTGAGGTTTGTAAGATCACAGGCACCTCAAAGGATGTGGGGAAAAAGGCACTTGATGAGGACAATTTTGAACCAATCAAGGGGCCAAAGAATGCTCATCTTTTTCCACTGTTCGAGGCAGTGAGGTGCTTGATGAAAAGGAAGACAGCACAGTCAGCAGTGGAACAGCGCAACCTTGCTGATGCAAAACTCAAAGAGGCTCAGTGCAAAAAGCTTGAAGGCGAATGGCGACCTATCACGGAATCGAGACAATTGGCGGCACGCATGGCGGCCATCACTACTGAGGTGATTGAATCAAGTGAGCTGAGTTTGGAGGATCAGAACAAATTAATTGAGCAGCTCAAGACCTCGATGACTGAAGGAATGGAGGTCAGTGATGACTGAGGGAGAGGCTCAACATTCAAGGGAATTACTTGAGGCATGGAGGTCAGCACTCAGGGCCACACCTCGATTGCCGTTTGAGGAATGGGCTCAGGCTCACATCAGGAACGGTGACGGGACCCCTTTCTTTTTCAGACCTTATCAGGTGGCCCCAGCCGCTGACTTATTCAATCCAAAGATTGCCAGTGTTTCCCTGCGTGCTTACTCAGGAGCTGGCAAGACGTACCTTTTTTCAGTGGCTTACGCTTTCGCCATTGAACAGCTCAAGCTGAAGATTGGCAAAATGTTCCCGGCTGAGAATCTTTCAGCCGATTGGTTTTTTAAGAAGCTCATGCCCATCCTCAAAGAGACCCCTGTCGTGGCAAGCCTGCCAATGATTAAAGACAATGCTCTTTTAAAGGCTTGGGAAAATGGGGCAGAGATCACAGGAGTTGGAGCCAACAGTGCAGGGCGCATTAGGACCCTTGAGGTGGATATTGCTGATGCTGATGAGATTGATGCCATCACCTCTGAGATCCGTGACGAGGGTGACAAGCTTCAAATGTTCTTGAGACGGACCAGAGGGCGCAAACGTCAACACCACTGGCTTGCATCGTATCCCTCGATTATTGGAGGCTCTAAAATTGACTCAGCAATTGACCAATCAGATGGGTGCGCTTGGTTTTTTGATTGCCCTAAGTGCGGGGTTGCTCAGAGTTTTCATCCTAAGGATATAGTCTGGAAAGAGGGCAAGGCTCAGCAGGCTCAAGTTGAGTGCCCGGAATGCTCTAAAACATTTCAAGACAAAGAGAGGAGAGAGGCCGTCCTTGAGACGGGGCACTTTAAAGATCGAGATAATAAAATCATCACTCCTGGAGAATTGCCGAGCGCAGAATATGGGGGGCGCAGAGGTTACCACATCAACTGCATGGCTCACATTGGCGATCACGCTGACAAGTTTGCAAACTATCTGCATGAGGTAGCGGCAGCATCAGAGCAGGCAGACCATTCTGAGAATCCAAAGAAAGCCAGACGGGTCTTGATCAACACACTCTGGGCTGAATCTTATGAGGAGGAATATGAAGAGAAAGCCGACCCTGAGGGGTTGATGGCTGACCGTGAGGATTATGACCCATCAGGATTGTTGCCTGAGGAGGTGACAAGGATCTGGGCGGGTGCTGACGTTAACGGCAAATTCATTGCAATTTATGTGATGGCCTCCGGGCCGTCAGGTTTCTGGGGTTTAAATTACACAGAGATTCAAGGCCGTTGGGATTCTCCTCAGACTTGGAAAGCCTTGGACCTCATCAGGAGGCGTAAATGGAAACATCCAAACGGTGCTCAGCTTGGGATCAGGAGGCTTTTTATTGATAGCCGATTTCAAAAGAACGCAGTCCAGAACTGGACCAAGCCAAGACAGCCTCAGGTTTTGGCTGTGATGGGAAGCCCTGCAATTGGTGCCCCTGCGCTTGGTAGTAAAAGAAAGGACGCAAGCACGGGGGCCAACGTCATGACCCTTGGGGTGGATGAGTTGAAAGATCAGGTTTATGACATCATTGACAAAGACGCTGACACACCTTTCTCAGTTCATTTCACTGATGCCGTTGAGGATGGGCTTGAAATGTTTGGCGGTGAATACTTTGAAGGATTACTCTCTGAGGATCGTGACACCAAACGGGCAAGAGATGGCAGGGTTGTCACTTACTTTGTGCATACTGAAGGAGCCCCCCGCAACGAGCCGCTTGACTGCTTTGCTTATGCTCTTGCTGCCTTTAAGTCTGACAAACGATCAGAGGAGGCCGCGCTCAAAGCACTTGAGGGCCTTGCCAATGGTGATGCAGATCCAGAACAAAAAAGAAAAACAAGGCCTTATCAGCCGACCAGAGGAATGGGCAAAGTCAGTGGATGGTTGTGAGCAACAAGGGGCCCATCCTCAACCTCAGCAACACCCTAAGGGGTGAGCAGATGCTGGCTCTTGATATGCTCAGAACATCTGCGGTGATAATAGGAACAGCTCAACGGCTGGGATATTTAGACGAGGCGCTAGAGCTCCGTGTTTATAGGCTTAGGACCAACAAAATGGGCAACGTGCCCGGATTTCAAAGTGGCGTGGTTTCTCACGTTGGGGACTTAATTGAAGAGGTTAAATTCTGGAAAAGAGGCGGCGCGGAATTATGCATTGATATCATTGGGATAACAAGCGTTGACACCCTAACTCTCTTAAAGATGCTTTCATCAAAAGGGGTCAAGGGGTTCAAGCGGCCTACCCCTATCAGACCCGACTCATTTCTGGCAAATTGATCTTAATGGCTATCGAAACCGACACAAATGTCCCGGCAACTTTTCGGGCAGGAGATACAACCAAATGGACGGCAAGCTATACGGATTATTCTGCAAGCTCTTGGTCTCTTTTTTATTACTTTAAACGACCCGGAGAGCCAACAGTCAACATCACGGCAACAGCCAGCGGTGATGACTTTGCTGTTACTTTGAGCGCAGAGGATTCAAGTCAATTTGTTCCGGGGCGATGGCAATGGCACGCAAGAGCTGAAAAGCAGAGCGAGGGTGCCATCATTGCTGAGTCTGGCAAGGTCGATGTATTACCAGACCCCTCAGCCGTTGATATTGGTGAGAGCTTTGCAATTAAGGCCTTGGCATTAGTTGAATCAAGTCTTGCGGGTGATCTAGTCACAGCGCAGGAATCAATCAGCATTGCTGGTGTTGACATCACAAAGATGGGAATCAGTGAAAGATTTGACTTGAGGGATCGACTCAAGGCTGAGGTGTCGAGGGAAAGAACAAGGGCAACACTGAAAGAGGGTTCAGATATGCCGGGACGTAATGGCTTGCAAATAAGATTTAAAAATGGCTAATCCGATAAAAGCAATCAAGAGAGCTCTCAAAGGGCGCAAAGCAAAAAGAGGTTACAATGAGCTTGGCACCGCAAGGCTGTTGAGTGATTGGATTCTTTCAGATGATGATGCCAATGCTCGACTCACTCAGCACCTTGGACATCTGAGGAGAATGTGCAGAGACCTTGCTGAGACTAATAAATATGCGGCCAGATATTTGGACCTACGGGTCAGCAATGTTGTTGGGCCTAATGGGTTTAAGCTTCAAAGCCGTTGCGTTGATAAGCGCAAACAGAAAGACCAATATGCTCGCCAGCTCATTGAAAATAAATGGAAAGAGTTCAAGTCTCCTGAGATTTACACGGCCAGTGGTGAGGTCCACGGAAACGATGAGGACCGACTGCATGAGCGAGCTCTTGGTGTTGACGGTGAGGTCTTTATTTTGATTTATCCAGGCTTTGACAATGCTCACCGCTTTGCCATCAGGACTATTGAGTCAGACTTTGTTGATCATGAGTTTAATTTAAATAAACTGCCTAACGGCAACAGGGTTGTCATGGGCCGAGAATTAACACCCCAAGGCCGATGCGTTGCAATCTGGCTGGCGGGTGAACAGGATGGGGCTCTGATAAAGTCACACTCTGGGGGCAAGCGTTCCCGCATTCCTTGCCTGTCTGAATACATGAGGAACGGGGTTGGTGCCCCTGCAAAGAGTGGATACATCCTGCACCATTTTCAAAAGAAAAGACCTGAGCAACAAAGGGGTGTCAGTGATTTAGTTTATTCCCTTGAGTCATTACGTCACCTTGAACGGACTGAGGAGGCTCATCACATGGCCGCAAGGCTGGCATCCTGTGCCGTCTTTCAGCGGGTTGATGACAATGCTGATGATTGGGATTATGAAGAGAGTGAAAGATTCGCAGATCAGATGCAAGTGACGCCGGGCTTTGTTTTACGCTCAGGCCTTGGGCGTAAGTGGGAAATCCTGCAACCACAATTTCCAAACACCTCACTGCCTGATCATGCCAAGCACACCCTCAGGGGGGCTGGCTCAGCGTTGGGCATTTCTTATGATTCCTTTTCTGGTGACCTTGAGGGCACCTCATACTCATCAGGCCGATTAGGTGCCTTAACTGAGCGCGATGGGTGGAGAGCGAAACAAGACTCAGCAATCAATGGGCGCATACGTCCCATATTCAACGCATGGCTAAGGACCCAGCTCGCTTATAACATCCTTGGAGGCTTGGCAATCGAGGAGGAATCTAAATTCCAGGCTTGTCACATCCAAGCAAGGCGTTGGGATTGGATTGATCCACAAAAAGATTCAGCAGGGAAAAGGTCTGATTTAGACATGAAACTCACATCACCACAAAGAGTGATTGCTGAGCGAGGCGATGATGTTGAGGAGGTATTAAGCGAATGGGTTGAATATGAGGAATTGCTTGAGGGCAAGGGCTTGAAAGCTCAATCAAAGGAGCAGGGTGAGAGTGTAGCCAAAACACTGCAACAAGTTTATTTAGCTGTTGGTAAAGTCATAACAGCAGAAGAGGCCAGAGAGATAGTCAACGCCATTGGTGGAAATTTGACCAAACCCCTGCCAAAGAATTTTGAAAAGCCTGAGGCCGCCCGATTTGTCGAATGGCTGGAAAATGTCAGAGATACATCACCCCTATCGGATCAATCAAAAACAGCAGAGATTAAAGACAATGGAAAAAACTGAAGAAATTAAATCAGGTTTTGAAGATGGGGAATCAATTGGTCTTCAGTATCGAAGCCTTGAGATCCGTGAGGATGCCATCAATGACGAGGACCGCTCTGTGACTCTCAGCTTTTCAAGTGAGGAGCCGGGTGAAAGGTTAAGAGGATTCGAGATCCTTGACCATGAAAAGGGCGCAGCGAGGATGGAACGGATCAACACGGGTGCCCCTCTTCTTTGGAACCATGACCCAAATGATCAAATTGGTGTGGTTGATAGAGCAAACATAGGAGATGACAAGAGGGGTCACGCCGTGGTCAGGTTTGGCAAGAGCCAAAGAGCACAAGAAATTTTTAACGATGTCAAAGATAGGATTAAAACCTTAGTATCCTTTGGCTATCGAATCCATCAGGTGACTGATACCAGATCCGACAATGAGGGGGAAAACTCATATCGTGTGACGGATTGGGAACCTTTTGAGATTAGCCTCGTATCAATCCCGATGGACATGACTGTCGGGGTAGGACGTGCCAGCGGTAACTCAACGAACGTGGTGAGAGTTGCAGATGCTGAAACATCCACGCCAACACAAACTAAAAATAAGGAGGACAATATAATGTCTGATATAAATAAAAGTGAGGCGAGCGAGACACAGACCCGCAATATTGCAGAGGTCGCACCGCAAGTTTTCACACCCTCGACAGAGGACAAGGCACGCGTAAGGCGTGAAGAAATTAAGAGACAAAACGGAATCAGATCACTTGGTGAGAAATTCGGTTTTGCAGAGAAAGCAGATCAAGCCATTGAGGAGGGCACTGACCTTGAGTCATTTCGCCGCTCAGTAACTGAATCTTGGGAAGCTCCAAGCGCATCAATCAATCATGATGGTCTCAATGAGGCCGTTGGAATGAATGCCAAAGAGTTGAGAGATTTTTCTGTTGTTAAGGCAATCAGAGACATCAAGAGCGGAGGTCTTCAAGGCCTTGAGCGCGAGGTGTCAGAGCAGGCCGCTCGCAATGCGGGTGTAAGCTTAGGAGGAAATGACTTTTTCATTCCTGCTGAGTATGGAACAAGAGCGGCTCATACTGAGTTATCCGTCACGGATAATGACGGCGGCGGCTATTCAGTAGCCACTGAGGTCGGTGGATTAATAGAGAAGCTTGATGCTCAACTTGTTTCTGCTGGCTTGGGAGCTACAAGGCTCACAGGTTTGCAAGGCAATGTTAATCTCCCTAAACTCACAGGAGGCGCAACTGCCTCATGGGTAGCGGAAGAGGGTCAGGTGTCTCAATCAGCGCAGACCTTTGGTCAGCTTGCTTTGAGTCCTAAGCGTCTAAGTGTTCGCACACTTTACTCTGATCAGCTTGTCAATCAGTCAAGTCTGAGCGTTGAGAATGTCGTACGTGATGACCTAATCAAGCGCGAGGCTCTTGCTCTCGATCTTGCGGCCTTTGACGGAACTGGATCAAGTAATCAACCAACCGGCGTTACTGCTACAACTGGCATTGATGCCAGCGTCACCTTTGGCGGTGCTCCAACCTATGTTGATTATGTCAATATGTGGTCAGCAATTATGGCTGATAATGCACCTCAGGACAGCCTTGCATTTGTTACCTCAAGCGCATCAATTGCAAAAGGATTGACATCAACTAAGGACTCAGGAAGCGGCCAGTTCGTTATCAATGAGGCCCCCGGTGGAGGATTCTCCACAATGGGATTGCCTGTAGTAATGCTCAATCAAGCTCTTACAGTTGCCAACCAAGTGCTTTTTGCTGCATGGTCGGAACTTGTCATTGCTTCATGGGGTTCTAGGCGGGTCACAGTAGATCCGTTTACTAAGGCTGACTATGGTCAGATCGCAGTTACAACCACAGCATTCCATGATATTGGATTGCGTCACCCGGAGTCTTTTGCTAAGTCAGTTGACTCAGGTGCTCAGGGTTAATGAACCAGCACAGATGCAACTAGCATCTTAAACAATTAGAGGGGCCCCTCGCTTTGGGGGGCTCCTCATTTTTAACCGTTAGAATAAATTAACAGAATGAAAGTTGTAATTTTAAAATACACATCAGCAAAAGGTGAGCGTCTTGAACCATCAGACAAACCCATTGAGGTGGATGAAAAGGTTGGTATTGATTTAATCAACGCTCAAAAGGCAATCCTTGCAGAGAATGCGCCAACACCAGAGCCAAAAAAGAAAAAGGCTAAAAAGGATTAATTTAAATGTCTGTCATTGATGACGTTGAGGCAGGCTTTAAAATCCTTGCTGGGCTTCATGCCCAAGGTGCCAAGGTCACACTTGGTGAGCGGGCTCCTGTGTCCTGCATCATCCCTGATGGGGTTGAAAGGTCAGGAGAGGAGAGGCCCGGAAGATATCGCAATTCAATCAACATCACGGTTGCTTGTCTTAAAAAAGACATTGGGGAATCACCCAAGACGGGAGAGCACGCCGTTGTTGACTTTAATGGTGAGCATTTTGATCTCATGGTCAGCCCGGACATGGATGTCACTGAACAAGGCGGGGCAATTTACTCTTTCAATTTAACCTCAGGCTAAGAAATGGACTTTTGCAAACTATGGGAGCAAAGACTTTTGGAGGTCGCAGAGCCATATCTAGACCCCAAGCCTGTGCTCATCGAGGGCTCAGGCCTTGCGGAATGGGCTGACGGGTCCATGCTTGCCGTAGTAGTGAATCCGGGCGCGGAGTTTCCTCCGCATTCCGGTTTTCATGAGTGCGAGTTGGTCGCTGAGTACGACTACGAAAAAGCACAGGACCCAAATGTCGTGAGTCAGGTTTGGGGTCAAATTCTTGAAGCCTTTGGAGACGGCAAAAATGGCGATGAGCCATTGAGAGACCGCCTGGCCTCTGGTGACTTGGTGATCCCATTAGGCCTTGATTCCGTGCAATATGAACGAGGATGGACCAATCAGCCGGGAGCTGGAGCCTATCAATTTTATATCACCGCTTTTCTGGGAATACAGAAACCTAATTGATCCCCCTATCACACTCTCCATAAACCTATTATTATTTAGATTATGCCATCACCTTCTTATGTGGGAACAACCCTAGGCGCAGACGTTTCAGTTGGAGCGGGAGCCGATGAAACAGGAATTTTACTATCTGATTTAAGTTACGACCTTGAAAATCCTCAGGTTGATTTCACAGATCGTTTTGGCGGTGTGGTTGGATACGCGACAAATCATTCGGCCTCAATAAACATGTCTCTTAGTGGAACAGTGAGCAATAAGTCACAAGGAATTAATACTCTTACATTCACCGCCTCTATTGAGCTTGCTAATAAGGAATTTTTTGCCTCAGCAAATAGTGAGTATTATGGATTTAATTTCGCAACGGCTGACACCCGTTTAGTGAGCGTCTCAGGGTCTCAGCCTCAGGGTGGAGCTCGAACTGTAGACATCAGCCTCAACAGACCGCTTGGCCTCGTTATAAGCTAAACACAAAACACCCGCCACGGGGGAGCCGTGAAGAATCATGAAGAATAAAAAGAGCAACATTGCTGTGCCTGATGAATTGGCGCACGGGTTTTGTGAATCCCAAAACACTGAAGAGGTGGCTGTGTGTCGTGCCTTAGGTGTTGAGCTGGTCGCAGGAGCTGAGTGCCGTAAGACCTTCACCAAGCACAACCCCTACAACTCAGGACGGCCTGAGACTATTTTCAATTTAAATTCTTCATCAAGCACCTGGAAAAATAAACCGCAAGGGGCAACAGGCAACTCTGAGCCATTAGCAACTAAGGCAATTCGTGACGCATACCATTCAGACGGGGCCCCCGTCAAAGAGCTGGACGACTTAATTGATCAGATTGAGAACAAAGAGCTCAAAGCTCAGATCAAGAACACATTGCCCTTGGCCTATTCCTGTTATGGCCGCGCATTCATGCAGGCCAAGCGTGACTGCATGGGATACCTCAAGACCGCACCTGATTTCATTCGAGGCTTAAACCGCAACGGCAAGCCTTACAATATCAACCGCAAGGCCAGAGACTTTGCAAAACGCATGAATATCCAATGAGTGAGATTGAAATCGACACAGAAACAGCAGGCACCAAAGCGGGCACTGCCTTTGAGCGGTCCGATTCTTATCAGTTTCTTGGCGAGCCAATATCTTGGTCCTATAAGCATGAGTGGCTTTGGGTTGAGCTATCGAGAAAGGCAGGCCTTGAAAATGAAAAGGATGCGCTCTTGATGATGTGGCTGGGAGGATTGACTGAACCTGAGGACCTTAAAAAGATTAAAGGCAAGGCGAGGAAAGACATAGACACGGTAATTGATGAATTTGAGGAATATTCTGAGCAGTTCAGAATCAACGGCCCGGAGGTAACTGAGGCCATTCATTGCGCCAATGAGATCCTTGCCGACATCGATGCAAGCAACAATGAGATTGAGCCAACTGCTGAGGCTGAAAAGGGGGCAGCTAAACCGCCAAAAAAGTGAGCGCTGAGGCCGCTTATGTTTATCATATCCATGCAAGCACAGGCATGAGCCCTGAGGCTATTCTTTATTATTTGCCCTATGCCCAAGGGCTTCAAATGATGGCTCTTAAATTATACAGCATTGGCAATGAGTTCCTTGGTCCACGCCTCCAAGCAGATGAAACCTTTGACGGAATTGCCGGCTATGCATAACAGAATCAACGGCCAACTCTATCCACGGCAACGGGTCATTTATGTGGATGTGGATGAAACTCTAATCATCAATGATAAGATAAACAAGGGGCTGATTAAATGGATGATTCACAAAAGTGCCGAGGGGTATGAGCTCAATGTGTGGAGTATGGCAGGGACAAAGCACTCAGAGCAAGCAGTCGAGAGGTGCGGCATTGGGGCCATTGTCACTCATGCCCTATCGAAACCGGGCATTATAGTGGATGATATGAGATGGGATTGGACCAA